GTCAGTTCCACCGCTTGGGAAGACGTCGGAACCAACGACGGAACAGGAAATTCCTGTAACCCGACCCCGCAAACCGTTGAGTTTGCCCGCACCCTCAAGAGCTACAACCTCCAGCAGTCGGCTATCCGTAGCCCCGGCTTCTGCGTCAACGACCTCCGCACTGCGTGGAAGGCCGAGGAGCAGTTGGCTGGTGAAGTTAAGGTTCTCAAAGAGAACAGCCAGTGGTTCTGGAGCAACCGTTACCGCGACGAGTTCATCCGTCTCTGCGGCAACAAAGTTGTTACCGACGTGAACGACACCCTTGCGATGTCTGTCAGCGGTTCGGATCAGGCGTTCCCCGCCGTTGCCCCGACCTTCGCTCTCGACCAAGGTATGCTCGACCAGTTCTATCTCGATCTGGCTCGTGATTCCGCCGAGGGTCATTACGCGATGGTTGACGGTGAGCCGCAATACGCGCTCATCTGCTCGCCCGAAACGTCGAACTACATCAAGAAGCAGAACTCTGACATCCGTCAAGACCTCCGCTTCTCCTCGCAGGTTGACGAGTTGATCAAGCCTTTCGGCGCTTCGTTCGCCTACTCTGGCTTCGTTCACATCGTTGATCGTCAAGCTCCTCGTTACAACTTCGTCAACGGGCAGTTTGTCCGCGTTCCGTTCTACGCGAACGCCGCAGCCACCACGGGCAGCAAAGCGGTTGTCAATCCGGCTTACCGCACCGCTCCTTACGAGGTTAGCGTTATCTACAACCCGCACGTCTTCACCTCGCGTGTTGCTCAGGTCATCACCAGCCCCGGTTCGGGACTGAAGTTCGATCCTGTCAACTATCGCGGTGAGTTCATCTGGATCAACAACAAGGACAACGTGAACAACATCCTTGGCTTGACCGGATACTTCTACGCTCTGTTCATGCAGGGTTCTCAGCCGAAGCGTGTTGAGTGGGGTTATGCTATCATGCACCTCCGCTGCTCGCCCGCCACGATCTACCAGTCCTGCTCCTAAGCAGTTGGTAGCGTAAGCTAGCTCACGGTGCGGGGAGGTTCGATCCCTCCTCGCACCTTAACTAAAGAAAGATCGAACAATATGAAAAACGAAGGCAAAGGCGGAATGGCTGTTATTATCGGTATGGGCAAACCCGAGAAAGAGGGCGTCGAGTTCGATGCTCCAGAGGGCTTCGATTATTCCGATATGAAGGAAGGCGAGGAGAAAGAAGTTCTCGCTAAAGTTTGTTACTGCGGAGATGGAGAGTTCACCCTTGTTTCAATCGACGGGTATCCTCTTGTTAAAGAAGAAGAGGAAGAGATGGAAGAAGAGGAGATGCCCGAGGGTGAAATGGAAGAGGAAGAGTCCGTAGAAGAGGAAGTGCCGTTCCAAGAGCGTCTACGTCAACGCGCAGGAATTGCTTGAAATGGCACAGTTCCCACAACTTAACGATTCACAGAACAACCTTCTTGCGAAAATAGCCGCCAACACAGGCGAGTCTCAACCGCGAGTAGGTGACGGACAGCACAATCTGCTGTTCAAGATCGCGCAGAATACTTACGCAAGCGCGGTCACAAGTTCCTCCGCATTACAATCAAGCGGAGACAATTACGTCCTCGTCCAGCCCGGCGACGATCTTGCTGCAAAATACGCCGAGGCTAAAGCTAAAAGCCCATCAGCGAGCAATCGCATTACAGTTTTTATCATCCCCGGAACTTACTCCCTTTCATCCGAACTTGCGATAGACGCAGGGTATGTAGACCTCGTAGGATTAGGCGCACAATTTCAAAGCCCCGCCGTTATTGTTTCCAATAACACGCTGAACGTAACGGCTAACGATGTAAGGGTTAGCGGTATTTCTGTCGGAACGCAGCAGTTCAAGATTGCGGACAACAAGCCTCTTCAAGTGTTTGAGAATTGCGTTGGTGGAAATAACAGCTTTGGAGGAGGCGGAACGGCTAGTGGAACATTTGTTGGTTGTATTGGTGGAGACGATAGCTTTGGTGGTTACGATATCACGCAATCCAGCACATCTACGTTCAATGGCTGCGTTGCTGGAACGGATGGTTTTGGCGGGAACGCTAGCGAATATCCTTCTGGAAAATATATTTCTTGCAGGGTTACATCTGGAATATTCCCAACTATCTACATTCCCGGTAGAGCTAGATTCTGTTTGGATGAGGACTATAACATTGTCAACGCAGATGGTGGATACGACTCCGATGTAGAATCGTTTATTACTGCCGCTAACGTTACGGACGCTACAGCAAAAAACCAACTCAACTTGTTTGTTATTGGCATCAAACGGCTCGGGCTATGGGGAGACATGGTTTGCTGGCCTTTGCGCTCCACGCAAAACGCAGGCACGGGATCAACGGCCTATTCTCTTGGAGGGCTTGGAACCTATAATGGGACACTAGTGAATGGGCCGACTTGGGGGGCGGATGGGATTCAACGCAACTCTGGAGCAAATGGTTATATTAGCATCCCATCGCTTGAAATTGCATCTTACGGTGAATTTTCAATTCTTGGAGCAATCTCTTTAAGCGCAGTTGCAAATGGATCGCAAATAAATTTATTGTCTGTTGAATATAACACAGACTCCGTTACGGCAACTGGACGCATTGGCATTTATACGCAAACCGATGGAACTAGAAACATATTGGTGCAAGCACAAAATACATTAGCACAAGAAATAAAAAGAGAATTTGTAAGCACAACATCAACAATTACTGACAATACATTTCATTTTTTTGGAGGAAGTATTGCACCGCAGCCAACAATGGCGAGAACATTGACTCGTAACGGATCAAGCGTTGGTTCCAATTCTGGGTCAATGGCTGGAGCATGGGATGCAATAGGCGCAAATTCTGCAATACTTGCAACACAGTTTGGAAATACTGGGTATACTGCAAAATTTTCATTTGTGATGTTTATTTCAAATGCAATTTCAACATCCAATCAAAATGATGTTTACTCGCTTTACAAATCCACGCTAGGCCAAGGACTCGGACTGCCATGACGCAACACCCGCCAATGACACGCTACCGGGCGACAGAACTCCACGATAATGATCTGCCGTGGTTCTGCTGGGATCAGACCGCCACCGATCAAACCCGCCCGATGGAATGGGGCGTCACGCTAGTGCCGACGCCCGACGATATTGACGAACCAACCTTCTGGGAGTGGAGCGCGATGTTGCCGGAAGGAACGAATCTTCCAAGCTGGATTCAAATTGTTGAACAATAACTTATGAAAGTAATCTACAACGGACGAGTAGTCGAAGAGAAAGGCAAGATTGTTTCAGACAGCCTGCCTACCGACTTCGATGATGTGGTAACTTATCTAACAAAAGATAGTTTTCCTGCAGCCGGAGAGCGTGGTCGCATTTATTTTGAAGAAGAGGAAGGCCTTCCTTATCTGTGGAATAGCGATCAAAATAAATATGTTCCTTTGCGTGTTGACAACGACGGGGGAGAGTTTTAAAACAACGACACTTTCGCAAGGAAGGGCTGGGGCTAAGTAACCCTAGCTTCAAACAAAACAACAACCAGAAAGAAATAATAATATGGCTACTAATATCCGCATTAAACGCCGTCTAACCGGAGCTTCGGGCGCACCCGCCTCTTTGCTTGCTGGTGAATTGGCACATAACTTCGTAAACGAAACACTCTACATCGGCAACGGCACCTCGATTGAGGCTATCGCTGGTAAGGGCACGTTCGTTGATAAAGCCTCTGCTCAAACCGTCTCCGGTAAGAAAACATTCTCGGGTGGTATTGACGCTGGCTCACTCGTCGTTGAGAACGTTGCAACTCCTGTTGCTTCCACCGACGCCGCCAACAAGGGATATGTTGACACCGCGATCAGCAACGTTATCGACGCTGCTCCCGCTGCGCTCAACACCCTGAACGAACTCGCCGCTGCTCTTAACGATGATGCTAACTTCGCCTCGACTGTGGCGAACAGCCTTTCAGCGATTGAGGGAGACATTACAGCGATTGAAGGTGCTGCTTCTACCCTGAGCGGACGTGTCACCACGGCTGAAGGGGATATCGACTCGCTTGAGTCCCGCGCTACCGCCGTTGAAGGTCGTGCCACTACGCTGGAAGGCGATGTGTCTGCCCTTGACGGACGCCTCGACACTGCCGAGTCCGACATCACTGCCATCGAGTCCGCCGCCACCACGCTTGCTGGTCGCGTTACGACTGCTGAAGGTGATATCGACGCTCTGGAAGGCCGTGCTACCGATCTGGAAGGTGACGTTGAGTCCCTCGACGGTCGGCTTGATACTGCTGAGAGCGACATTACTGCAATTGAATCTGCGGCTAGCACCCTGAGCGGTCGCGTGGATACGGCTGAGTCCGACATCGACGCCCTTGAGGGACGTGCTACCAGCCTTGAGACCGACGTTGCGGACCACGAGTCCCGCATCTCCGCTCTTGAGGGAGAAGTTGACGGCGGAACCTTCTAATATAAGTTAGAAGGATCGTGCCTACAACGATCAAATTAAAACGGTCAAGCGTCTCGGGGCGAGTCCCTGAGGCGCAAGACCTCACCGCTGGGGAGCTTGCGATCAATCTAACGGATCGCAGGCTCTACAGCAAAGACGAATCTGGCGAAGTGTTTCGGCTGGCTAGACCACGCGATACTTCGCTTTATTTGTTTTTATCCGCCACCAGTTCAGACGGATTGGAACTTTATATCGGACGGCTTGCTTGGGAAGATTATCCCGAAAGTAATCCAGAAGATTCAAATGACTGGACAATTTACAAAACAGAAATAAACTCTGCGGGAGAAGTTGTTTCAGACGGGAGTGCTACAGGTGCTTGGTCTGACAGAGAAACGCTAACTTATACATAAACGATGATCGGAACAAGCTCGGGCAAGACAATCATGGCGACCAACAAACTGTTGGGACGCGGAACTGCGGGGACTGGTGCGATTGAAGAGATCACGCTGGGAACCGGGCTTTCTCTTTCAGGAACCACACTTAACGCATCGGGTGGTGTAACCTCTGTTTCTGCCACCGCGCCGCTGACTAGCTCTGGTGGAGCGACACCCGACATTTCTACTAGCATCGCCACCAACCGTATCGTAGGCCGCAGCACTGCGGGAACAGGCGTGATGGAACAACTCACTCCAGTAGGCATCACAGTCTCTGCTGGCAACATCACAGGTATTGGCGGCACTCTTGGAACTGTGGATAACGCAGTCCCCCGCGCAGATGGCACAGGTGGCTTTACAGCGCAGGGTAGCGCCATCTCAATTTCCGACCTGTCAACCACCAACGACACCACTGTAAGTATCGGCCCAGATCGCACATCTTTCAGCATTACTGGCGATGCTGGAACGGATGTCATTACCGCTACAGGACACAACTTTGTAACCAACCAAGCCGTGTCATTCCCGACGCTTACTGGTGGAGGCGGTTTGTTTGATTATATTAGATATTTTGTGCGAGATGTTGTTGCTGCGACATCATTTAAGGTCAGCACGACTATCGGCGGAGGCGCGGTTGATTTTACGACAAACATTACCGCAGGCACTGTAATCAGCGCAGCAAGTTTAGTTCTGTCCCAAGGAAACCAATATGCATTAGAGTCCATTGCAACTGCTGCCCCAACGAATACTGCTGCTGGAGGAAATCGCCGCGGGAATGGTGCTGTAGATTTAAGTTTTTATCGCGCAGCCGCCGCAGATGTTGCTTCTGGTGTTAGCTCATTCGTTGGCCCCGGTTATGCAGGAAGGGCCAGCGGAGCATATTCTGCAGCGATTGCTTGTTACGATACGCAAGTTTCTGGCCTATATGCTTTGGCGGCTGGATATGGAGCAAGATCAAGCGGGAATAGCTCAATGGCAATGGGGCTTTTTGCAAAGGCTGAAGCAAATTATGCAGCTGTATATGCAGGCACAACGAATACAGCAAATGTGCAGTCTGCTGGAATCTTGGCTGGAGAAAATGCACTTGCAAATCGACGCTCCATGCAAGCTCACGCAAGTGGTCAGTTTTCGGCCCAAGGCGATGCTCAGCGCGCCCGCTTTGTTCTTCGTTGCAAGACAACCACGAACGCCGCTGTCGAGATGGCGCTGGACGGCAGCACGACATATCTCACGATCCCTTCCGGAAAGGTAATCTTTATGAATATCAAGGTGGTCGGAACCAAGTCAGACGGCTCGGCAGTCGCTACCTACGAGCGTCAATACGCCGTGAAGAATGTCGCCGCTACATCCTCTGAGGTTTACGCACCAATCACTATCGGCACAGATAACGCCGCTGGAACAACGCTGGAAGTCGCTACCGTGGACGCAGGCGATTATGTTCGCATCCGCCCGACTGGCATCACCAGCGAAACATGGCGCTGGGTTGCCAGCGTGGACGCAGTTGAAGTCGCCTACGGAACATAATTTATGAAAACATACGGAGTAATCTTCGCAGATGGAACCAAGGAACTGATCAGCATCGTGCTGGATGACGAGGGTAATCCTCGCCTTGACACTATTGCACCATATCCTACACCCGAAGATTGGGTCGCCCCGACTATCGTTCCTCTCGTTAAACTTGATAAACCCGAAGAAGGCGAATGGAATCCTGTCGTAGTTTGGTTTAACGACAGGGTAGAACGGCAATGGGAACCAGCTAACTAACTACTAATATGGCAAACGAACTCAACATCGCACTTCCGACAAGCGGGCTTACAGTTACCGCTCAACTCTTCCAAGGCGGGGCCACATCTGGCTCTGCTATCTCGCTTACGGAGGTTGGTTCCTCTGGCTTTTACAGCGGGAATATGACTGGCTCTGCGGGAACCTACGAGATTGCTTTTATCGCTGCTTCTACGAACGTCGGTTCTGGTAGCATCGTTTGGGATGGCACGAATGAAGTTCCTGTCTCAACACTTACTGCTACAGGAGTTTGGGATACGCAGACATCCGCGCTTACGACGAGCGGTGCTATCGGAACTCGCCTGAAGAACTCCAGCACGGTTGCTACTACTGGCGCACAGCTTGCCGCAGCCTTGAGCTAATGCGAGTCTTCATCCTGCTGCTGGCGTTGCTCGTAGCGGGATGCACGGCGAATCCTCCTGCGAATACCCCTCCGTGGGTAGGCAAGTATAAGAACGCTTGTCTCCCCGAAGCGATTGTAATGACGCGGGGGCTAAAGGCGAATGGCATACAAGCCAAGGTTCTTACTATTTACACCGACAAGTGGGGTCACGCGGCCTGTGTTTATATGTATCCTACTGGGAAGAATAGGCTGTGGGTGTGGGACTCGCATTGGAAGTCTGTGCAGATCAGAGCTTACTTTGACGATCCTAACGATATAGCGAGGGCGTGGATGCGCTGGACGATGACTGACGCGAATCTGAACTACGCTGTCTTCCAAGAGTGAATTTACTTGTTTAACGATAACTAAAGGCTTAAAAGTTTGATATGGCAGCATTACCGATACTTGGCGACGGACAGAACAACCTGCTCCGTAAAATCACAGAGAACACCTACCAGACGGCAGGCTCGGTATCGTCTTTTCCAATCCCTCCGTTTGACGAGGTGGACATTACTTACTACGGTTCTACAAATAACATATACCAAGTCTTTTACAAGAATGGCGGGAGTAGCGTAAAAACCCTTACCTTAACTTATGTCGGTGGTGCGGTGGCGGATAATGACCGTCTTTCTAATATCAGCTAATGTGGGTATTTAATCCATTTACTGGAAAGCTGGACTTCTCCGGTGGAGGAGGCGGGTCTTCCTACATCGACGGCGAGGTGCAATACTACGCCGACCTCCCTATTACTGTCGGAACTCCCGCAGTAAACTCGGCTTACCTCGTTCGTGAAGCATCTGGCACTTGGTTTATCGGCAGGCATCCGGCGGGTATATACGTTCGCTTGAGTAATGCGGGAGCTTTGACCGACTGGACATACGCAGGGACATTCCCCGACGTATTCTCGGATGCGAACTTTACTATTTATCACGATGCCGACTCTACGCGAGAAGTTCAGTTCGACGTCTCGGGGGTATCTACCGCTACCGTTAGAACGCTCGTAATCCCGAATAAGGACGGAACGATTGAACTGTCTCAAGAGATTCGCTCTGATTTTGTTACAGATACATCTTACATCGGTCTGGCTCCTTTAGGCTCCTCCGAATCCTCTCCTGTGTGGACAATCTACCGCAACGTAGTTGACTCTGGCGGCAACGTAACTACCACTACAGCTACCAATGTAGAGTGGGATGATAGATTGACAGCGACCTATTCTTAACAATATAGATAAGTGGATATGAATATTGATACACCGATTCAATCCCAAACCCACGGAGTTCTTGGAAGTATGACATCTCTTCTCGCATTCGCTATCAGCTTCCTCCCTCATCTTGAGGCGTGGCTCCGCGTCTCATCGCTTGCATTCGGAACGATTGCCGCGATTGTTTCCATCTTTATTATGCTGGAAAAACGACACATCGAAAAAGAGAAGAGAAATGAAAAACATACTAACTAAGTTACTCGCCCTTCTTACAGGGGCATCCAAGACGGTTCTTACCTTTATCGTCCCGATCTTAAAGGACAGCACGTCTAAGCTGCTTGCGGACATTCTTCCTATCGCTCTTGAAGTTGTCTCCTCTTTGCTGACGAGCAACAAGACGAATGAAGAGAAGCGTAAGGCTGCATTTGTTCGTATTGAAACTGCCGCCAAGCAACGCGGGATCGAAGCCGCGAACTCTGTTATCAACCTTGCAATCGAGTTGGCTGTGCAGCGGATCAAACAATGAGCGAAGAGACGAAGGCTTGGTGGCAATCTCGGACGATTATCGGTGTTATCGTCCTGCTTCTTGCCCAGCTTCTTAAGTATCTCAAGGTCGATATTGTTAACGAGGAGTTGACCGAGATTGTTACGCTCGTGATGGACTTTGCAGGCGCATCGCTTGCGATCTACGGGCGAGTCAAAGCTAGGAAGCAGATCAAGCGAACGACACCCGGAGGCAAGTTCAATCCTAAAGCAGAAGTCCGCAGGGCGAAGCCAGTCCGCAAAAAGGTATTCGGCGTATTCCTGCTGCTCATCTGTGCGAACATTTGCTATTCGGAAATACCGTATCCGTCTCACGTGTGGTATGATAACCCGATTGAGATTCATCCTATTGAAGATCGTCGTTCGTTTATTGTGCGCCTGCTGGACAGTCTGTTTTTCAGCATGTCTGTCTTCCCGTTGAAGGGCGAGATCAGAGGTAACGCCGACTTCTAATGCGATCCACCTTGGCACAGAGGCTGGAGATGGCGCGGTTCATCGTTTCTGTCGAGGCGAGGCGGGACAAGAACGGGAACCTACGTGTTTACAAACTACCCGCT